GATTGTCTCGTGGTTCTGAGGTGTTCCTAAGAACTTAATCTTACCTCCAGGTACTAGTACTGACTCAAACTCTCCGCACCTGTGGAGTAGCTTGGCTCTCATGTCATTTGTAAGTGAATTAGAGATTACCTCTATATCGTCCGCAATTACCTCTGTAGCACGACTTCCTGTCAACTGACCTGTTATCCCTACTGCCTTAACAGAAGGGGCGTGAGAGGCTCCTGAGCCCCCTACATCGAAGGCTACGTTAGAATCTCTGAATCCTCCCCTCAAAGGTGACAACATATCTACTTCATTAATCAACCTTTTAGTAAATATGGAGAACTCATCTGACCTAATCTTAGAGGCTGATACGATAAGAAACTTCTGTGAAGGATCATTGAAGAGCCTCCAGAGTACATACACACTTGTAAGATAGGATTTACCTACCCCACGGAATGCCTCGATAATAATCCTGTCCCCACCGTTCTCAAGATAATCTAAAATATCTACTTGAACATCTGTGGGTCTAGGAAGACCTAGATGCTTCCAGATAACCCAAGTAAATAGTTTTAGATTTTCTTTGCAGTCTTGGACTGTTACGTTCATTATTTAACCTGTGAAGAACCAAAGTAAAAGCCTACCAAGGCTAACATAGTTTGGCGAACTTCTGGTAAAAGAACGTACCCTTGTAGCTCAATCCACCCGTTACTATCAGTAAATAACTGAGTAATGCCAAGGAATCCTAGCAGTCCTCCAGGCTTTCCTGCCTCAATAGTAACTGGCTCATTAAAGAAAGCTAATACAAAAGGTGCAAAGATTACTGCAAATAAAGTACACAATGCAATAATTCTTCGTACTACAGCTCCTGCAGCTCCCGCACGCTTTGCAGCTTTATCAGCAGACTCGTCAGCCAACTGTTGTTTCTTAATCATATTCTCAACCATATTCATTGATGCTTGAGACTGGGCAGCTATCAGTTTCATAACGAATCCTGACAAACTGCCCCCTAACATTGCTAATAATTCTACGCTCATGGTTGTACGTTTACCTCCCAACCTCTTGATTCTAGGTTAGCTTTATGTGTTAATCCAGTTGAACTGGGTGATCCCATTGTACCTCCGAAAGTTTCTAATAGTCCATTAGAACCTCCCGCATTATCAAAGGCTTCTAAAATTTTATCTACTCCTGAAGTAGGAATACTATTGTATTGAAATCTTCCTAAAAGTAAAGTAGAAGGAACAGCAAAGTCTGTTGCTACATTAGTAACGCCAGGATGTGAATTAGTAGCATTATGTCGTTCCGCTAGTGTTCTGTTCCATGATCTTTGATTTGTAACCCAAGAACCCCAAGAATTTACTGATACAGAAAAATGTCGAAGATTAGAAAAAGGAGTCAAACTAGGAACTGTTCCTGTTATAGCTGTATTATGTAATCTAATTTCTAATAAATTGCTGTGAGGAGTAAAAGAAGTAGGCAAAGTTTTATTAAATATATCATTAAGCTGTAAATAATAAAATTTAAAATTAGGAGGAAGATTGTTTAAAGAATCAAGATTTTTGATCTTTGCATATTGTACCTTCATCCAAGTAAGATTTGGGTAATTATTAGGATGAAGCTCTATTTCAGGTTCAAGATCTCCCCTATCTTGAGGGGTAGCATCAAATACAAAATTAGGTTTTTCATTGCTTACTATATATTTTAAAGCATTAAAATTTTCTTCATTTTGATCTATTGTTACTTCATAATCACTCATCTGTACCTCGCAGTTTTCTTAGCAATTTTTTTAGGTTGTTTAACAAATTGTTTACCTTTGCGATTACCTTCAGCTTTTGCTTTGTTAGTAGCCCTACGCTCTGCAATAGATAAAGCTTTCCAAGCTGCATCAGGTAAATAACGCTTCTTTCCTTTACTTGGAGATCCATCAGAGGTACGCCATTTTTGTTTAGTCCACTTTTTCAAGGACTGTTGAGACTTAGATAGTGGCATTATTTATATCCCCCGCCTTTGGCTTTGTATTCCCTTGCAAGCATCTGAGCCTTACGAGCTGACCATTGTCCAGGCTTTCCACCTTTTCCACCTGCTTTAATTTTTTCAAAAAGTCTTTTACGCATTGTGGGCTTGGTATAATTACCTGCTTCATTAACTCTACTTTTTTTCTTCATGCAACTTTCTCCATATATTAATAGATAGATAAACAATAGTCAAGGCAGCTACAATAGCTGATAGTATTGCGTTTACTTCTGCTATTGTAATACTACTCACGTATCCTATTAAACCTACACAAGTTTTTTCTATTATATCATCCATTGATTAACCGTCTTTTCCACGCAATAAGTACCATGCTAGCAACGAGCAACAAGCCAACCACACTAGGTTCTGGAACATTATCATTATGACACCCTTTTATTTTTTTGTTAGAAAAGTCAAAATCTTTCCAATTCGAGAACTCTTTGGTAAAAAAGTGTTCACCATAGCTAAGATACCAAGTATCCCAACTCCAATTATTAAAATGTTCCCCTTTATCTGTTCTATTATAATCTTTAAGTAAACCATGAAAATCGTCCTTATATACTACTACTACCTTGTTGGGCTTGTCTAGCACCGTTTGGTGTAACTGATTGTCGTATAGCATCTTGCAACTCCTGTTCTTCTTTGCTAATTTTACCCTTACCCACTTTCACTCCGAAGAACGATGTAGTCTCTGGTATTTCTACTCCATAATATTTACTGCCCTCTGGAGGCGTGATTGTTCCTGTTTCTACCAACTCCTCGATCATAGGTGTAGCTATCTCTACTGCTTCAACGTAGTTATTCTGTATAGCATCTACCTGAAATCCTACAGCAGTAACAGAGGCAATAACACCACTCGCTCCCATTTCTGCTACCTTAGCTGACACGTTAGCCAGTACGCCTTGACTAGTATTACTAGCTAGTTCTCCACCCTCACCAATGTGGTCACGAACGTCCCAGTTCTTTTTGGGCTTTTCGTAGATGTCTCCATTGGAACGAGTGATTGTACCTTTGATAATTACTTCATCACCATTATGGAAAAATTCGCTCATTTACAAACCTTTAACTAATCGCAAGAACTCTCCATCCTCACGGGTAACTTCTTGAACCAATTCACTCTGAACGGTTCCCTCACGCACCTCACACGAGATGTCGTTGTCTTTCAAAAACTTAATAATCGCACTGACTAATGCAGGAGGTACTTGGTAATCTTCATCCTCACGAGCCTTGCGAAGCTCACGAGCCATGTAGTCAGCGGTTTCGCAATGTAGCTCCTGTAGTGCTTGTTCTAAATTATTCATCGTAATCAACTCCAAAGCTTTCTGCAGCTCTTTTAAATATTTCTAATTCTGTTAATGCTACATCTTCTGAAATCCCTAGCTCCATTAAAACCATATCATTTGCATATTTATAAACCGTATTATGGGCTCTCTTTAATTCTTCCTGTGCAAAAATAGGATTTAAACGTCCATCACTATCAGCTTTGTCTTCAAGAATTAAAGCTGTATAATTCATTACTTGAGTATAATCTCTAAATTGTGACTCAGGAGGTAAGTTTCTTAACTTTTCAGCAACAAGACGATTAAATTCTCTAGGTAGTTTTTTTCTTTGTTTTGATCCTGGTATAGTAACTGACCTAAGATTTGTTGGTTGTAAATTAATATTGTATTCTTGAGCAAACTCTTCAAATCTTTCCCTTTTGCTAGGAAACGTATAAAAAAGTCCATTAAAGTTTTTTTCTATAGGTTCTCCTTTAACATTATATTTAGGCTCTAAAGGAGGAATCTTTCCTGATTGTTCAAGAACTAATCGTTGAGCCGTTAATTTTTCTCTAATACTATCAGTGGGACCGAGATAATTAGCTACAGCATTTTCATATTCAGTACCATCTATCTCAATAGAACTATTCATTAAATCAAGAATAGTATCAAAAGGAGTGTACGACATATTAGCAATAAAAGGGATAACTGCTGTATAGGGACTTACATCTTCTGCCTGTAAAGAATATTTTGAATTTTCTAATGTGCGTAAAAAACTATCTCTAATAACAGTATTAGCTACACCTTTAAGTGCATTTGCTACAGGAGTAAACTCTTGAATAGTATCATCACCTGTAATTTCAAAAGGTTTTAGTTTTTCGTATTGTGCATAAGTATCGTAAATCATATACACAGCATTTAAGGCAGTGTGCAAAGTAGGGTGTTGTCTTTTAATATTTATATCACCATCTTCAGTAGTTATTAAAACTGTATTAGTTTTCTCATCCTTTTTAAGTAGTTTCCTTTTATAAAGTTCTGCTGTTAAACCCCAAAATCCTGCAGTTACTGTTAGTTCTCCTATAGCTTCTTGTCTAGCTACTCCTG